TCCTAAATTAAATTCATTTAGTTTATTAACATTTGACTCGTCATTGTATACACCACTATATGTAATATCCGCAAATCTATCTGCTTCTTTATAATCTTGAGCAGCTACTGATGTTACTCTATTCCCTAAACCAAAGGGTTGACCTGATATAGAGTCTTCAATCTGATAACTCTCTACTCCATTACCAAAAGCTATACAGTTAGAAAAGTTTAAGTTTACAATTCCAGGAAGAAGTGCGGTTTGGTTTTGATCTGTGGGTGCATTACCTGAGAAATGCTTACCACCCTTTATATCAAATGTTTGGCTACCCTCATAAAACAAATCAAGTTCTGCTTCGGTAGGCATCGTCTCAAACACTGTAAGTTGGTCAGCTCTTTGCACTGTAATATTAGTAGTAATACACGACTTTCTTCTTGAATTGGTATTAAGGTAACACGCTTCTGTTCCGCTTGAAACTTGTAAAAACAACTGATTACTACCTGCACTTGTGTTTCTCCAAAATCTATAAGTATTTTTATTGGGCACAAAAGTTGGTTGAGTAGGATTAGTTCCTACAGATATAGGAAATAATTGAGTTTGAGTAATAGTTGCCCCACTACTAAGTTGAGTTCCTGTGTTAATAACAGGGAGAACTTGAGCTTCCCAAAATAATTGAAAGTTAGCATATTCTACCGTAGCTACAAAAGTTTTAATAAACTCATACTCATAGTGATCACAAGTTGCAAGTCCTAAAACATCGTAACCCTTTTTTAAAAATTTTATATCAATGCTTACTGTACTTCCTTGAGGAATTGTATAGTCTACATATACAGTTGCACCTAATTCATTACAAGTTCCATTTGCTGTAGGAAAATCTCCACCTGTTAATTCACAGGTTTTACCCCCATCAAAAATAATTTTTGTTGAGTCAGTATTATAATTAGCAGCAAACCCCTTTGGTAATAACTTCATATATACTCCCGCTTGAGGAGGAGTATAAGGACCTGTGCTTGAAGGTCCATCATCAATAAATCCTCTTGGCTTTGCTTCTTTTTCTAATACCATGGTATAAGTACAAGAACCCACAGCTCCCTCTGAATCTTTCTTAACTCTTAACTTATCACCCTTTTCAACCTTAGCTGCATTGTCACCCTCTAATAAATACCAATAATATCCCCCTTCAGCATCAGGATAAAAGAAATTACTAAATACATTAAAGTATGTTTCTTTATCTGCTTTACAAACAAATCTATAATGTTTGGCCCATGAAGGAGGTAGTTGGGTTGTAGGTATAGTTACTTGTATTTCATTTTTAGTAACTGAGTTAGCACATGGAACAAATACCGTATTGTTTATACTTGTTAACGCTGTAGTAGCTCTGCAATATTTATCAAGATATATTATACCAATGTTATAATCTCTATCGCTATGTAAACTTTCAACATTTAAAATAGAAGAATAGGTAAGATTTAATTCTGTTATTTCATAATACTCATACGCTTTAACTGAAAGAGATGTGTCTTCATAAAGCATAGCTACAAGTTGTAAACCAACTACATTACTTGCAGCAGAAGTATCTATTGCAATAGGATCTCCTGCATTAGCAATACCACTAGCCACTTTAGTGTAAGAGCCAAGGTTTGTGGGAAGATTACAATTCTGAAAATCTGTTAGTGTAGCTCCATTGCATGAGGTAGGAACAGGTTGTATGTTAGTAGTAGTCCCTATAGCATTTTCAAAAGAAGTGCTTTGTGCCATCTCAAAAACTGAGGTAAAGTCTTGAGGCAATGTATAGATAAGAGTAATAGTAGTTAAAGGTGTTTTAGGGGTTGGCACTGCTCCTGGAGCTGTAAATAGTTTATGCTCAAAAGTTATAGTTAAACTAAACGTAGTTCCCTCGGTAAGAGGCATACCTGTAAAATCTATCTCTGCTTTAGAATCACTAACAGAAGGAGAAGCAGGAGTAATGGAATCAATAGAGTAACTTCCACTAACTGTAGTTAACTGCGCAGGAGATAAAACATTAAAATCAATTTCATTAGATATTAAATTTGTAAAATAATCTAATCTAACTGCGTTGTTATTTGAGTCAAGTAAATCATATCCATCAATATAGTTTCCATACATCAAACGGTTACCCATTACACTTTGTGCTTTAGCAAAACGAGGAACATTGTCATACAGTCTAAGTATCTCTGAGCTTGGTAAAACCGTATATACTTTACTATTATCAAAACCTAAACTCCAAAATGATTGGTCAGGAACTCCTTGCTTTACTTTGTCTATTCTTTCAATAACCCTTATAATAGTAGAGTTCGCTTCTTTAAATAACAAATCAAAACCTTTTACCAAAGAGTCTCCGGTATAAACCTGTACTTGTGCTAGATTGTATTCATTTGTCATCCCTGTATTTAAATAGCTCGTAGGGTCTATCCCGAAAGGTTTGGATGTAAATGCTATAGGACTGAAAGGAGATGTTGCGCTGTACTCCCCATTCTCATACTTATACCTATAAGCAAAACAAATAAATTTATCTTTCAAGTAATTATTAGTGCTACCGTTATTACTTAATGTAACTATAGGAGCATCCGTTGGAGGTGCTTTAATAACTAATATGTCGTCTGCTATAAATCCATCTATCCCTGCAGGACCTGCAGGACTTGGAACAGGATAGCTTTGTTTTATATTTATTCTTCGTGGTGGATTATAATCATCAGTAAAAAACAACAAGTCATCAACCATGTCTACGCCTGTAATTAAATACTTTGGGTTAAAGTTTAATCTTGTATCAGTAAAACTTAAATCATTATTAATACTAATAATATGATATGTAACTAAAGATAAGGTAGTGTTATAAGAAAGTATTAAATCACACTTACCTGAAGTTGCTCCGGCAAACTGAGGGTCATGAACAAACCAATAAATGGTTTCTCTTGCTCCATCTTCAAATGCTCCGATACATTTTGCAAACTCACTTAACTGCTGTCCGTTTACCTCAATAACTGTTAAGGGTATATTACCTTTAGTGTTTTCTACAGAACCTATTTCACTGTTCTCGGTAGACCCAAGACGTACATTCATAGCGTCTACATACTCACCATCGGGCACAAGTCTCTCGTCAAGAGACTTATTCATTCTCCCCTTAATAAAATTTCTTTTTAAGTTAGGCATCCTACTTTATCCATTTATCTCGTCCTCGTAGATTCATTAAGAGTCTACCCGGATGAATATTACTTATTCTAATCTTAGCGTTTCTCAATAGAGCTGACTTGTTTTTTTGCGCTCTTCGTACAATGTACTCTTGCACACCAAGTTTACTGTTAAGTATTGCGTACTGAATGTATGCATAAATAAAGTCTTCAAACAATTTATTTACAGTAACTTTTGAATCTGAGCCATTCTCCATTCCATCTGAAACGTATTCCAATATACAAGTTTCTCCTGACATATGCGAACTAAAGTTTATAACACCACCTTTATTGTCTATCCTAAATGTAGGATTAAAGTTTGCGGTCTCTGTATTTAAACCATAGCGAGCACCAATATTGTATTCAAAATACCAATCACCATTATAACAGTAACCTTCTTTTCCATTGTAAGGGCTTGCGTCATTAAGGTATATACTTTTCTTTTGATTTTTAATTCTATCAAAGTCAATCTCAGAATACTGAGGAGACAAAGCGTTACCACTTGCATCAAATAAAATTCTACAATCATTATCCTGTAGATATGCAGTAGCTCCGTTAATTTGAATATTCTCTGTAAGAGGTCTTAAAACCCCTCCCTTATACAAAGATATCCTAACCCAATTAACGTAGTCTGAGGGCAGCACAAAGCGTAATGTGTCACATACTTCAAGCTCTAGTGTTTTGATTTCTTTAAAAGCATCGTAGTTTAATTCTTGTATACCTCTCTTTGCGTGGAATAAAACTTTATATCTATCTTCATTATTAATCAACTCGTGGTTACCACTATACATTAACATAAAGTTATTAACAATATCTTCTAAGCTAACATATTGGTATGAACCCCAATTAGCATTCTCAGGAACTGCTCCTGAGTTTTCGTAATATGCGTACTGTGATATATATGCCATGGTTATCTACTTTCTTCGTTAATGTTTTGTGTCTCTTCTGTTTTAGCAAACTGTACTACCTCAGCTTCCCTTATGGAAACTCCGGCATACTCTAATATTTTTACCACCAAGTTTGGTTCGTCAGATAAAGGTAGTTCAAAATCTTGATAGTCAGCGGCTGTAGAATCAAATGAAGGTTCTCCTGCGCTCAAATTAATAAACGTCCACTTAGGGTCTTTGGGGTATCTAAAGTATTGACACTTAACCTCTCCATTAGCGTCAATAGTTGACGGGTATGCTGTAATAACATTTTCTTCTAAGGTATAAGCCGGGAATGTTTCATTAGGTGCAGTAAGCAAAGAGTTGTTTAGCATAGTTATTTTGCTATGCGTAACCTTCTCCATCTCTTTTAACTTTGTTCCATTATTAAATAACAGTTTATTAATAAGGTAATAGTCACTAGGTGGTGTAAAGGTATTTAAGGCTACATGAGTTAAGTCTGCAGTAACAGAGAAGAACTCAATTACTTCTTCCAAACTTTTCTTTAAGTCAGCTATACCTGTACCTGACTGTCTTACATTTTCTTTATTAACTTGAAAATTGTAGGTATAAAAATAATCCTCAAATAAATCTAGTTGCGCTTGCTTAGCATATAGATTAAAATCTGAAGGCGAGATGTATCCGTAGTTACTTTTATTTAATACAGCTAATACTGTTGCTCTGACAGAATTTATCATTTGTAATCTTTTTACAAAGATAAAGAAAAAAAAAGAGGATGCATTTTTTTCACATCCTCTCTTTTATAAGTTTGAATAAACTGTAATTAAACTACTTCAATCTTTGTGATAGTTGTAACACCGTCATTTACCACAGGGACAACAGCTTTTTGCCATGATGTCTGTGCAGCTTGTTTTAAAGAAGCGTTAATTGAATCAATAAAATCTTGAGTTCCTCCTGTAATTGTTAGTTTAAAGTGTTTCGCTCCTGTAAGCTCATACATTCTAACTTCAGTTGCACTTTGAAGTACAACAAAAGAAATTGCTCCTGCGTTTACTAATTCCGTTCCTACGTCTGTAGTGAAAGATAAATATTTAGTTGCCATTTTAAAAAAATTAATGGGTTAATAATAATACAAAGATACTTAAAATAAATTAAGAAGTTACAGTTACCTTTTTCATCTGAACACTTCCGGTAATCGCAACGGTTTGCGTTACAGGTTTTGCTATCAAGCAATAAATCACAGGCGGTGCTCCTTCATTTTCACAGGCTACTATTGCTCCTGTATAAAGATACTCCTCCATTCCCGGTACAGGCTGTCCTTCTTCTCCACACGGAAACTCCGGTGATTCTTGAAGAAAAGCTATTTCTTGTGTTCCGCATGGTGTACCTGTTGCCCTAGCCAACCAAGCTAAAGAACCTGTTACGGGGTTTATAAACTGTTCACCTATAGTGATAGTCCCTAATCCCTCCGGCTCTATTGTTGCTGTTTCTATTACGTTACAGTTAACACCATCAGCCGTTATTTGAAAACCTGCTTGAACTAACCACTCTTGCCATTGGTTATCTTCACAAGCTTCTGTAGTTTGTCCAACTTGATAAGGTATATCTATAAAGGTATTGTTACCTATAATTAATGACTGCCACTGTGCCTGAAGATAAGAGAAAACTTCACCTCTTTCATCAGAGCCTGATAGTAGATAACAAGCCTCTCCGTCAGTAGAGAAATTGTTACCAACAAAAACAAACTTCATGTCATTTTCAGCCCAAATTAATTTAACCTCGTCCATATTTAAAGAATAGGACTGAGAGCCATCAGGAGATAAAAATCTAAAATACTTTGCCATTTTAAAAAAATTTAATGGATTAATAATATCACAAAGATAACTAAAATAAATTAGTCTTCTAAGTTTGATTCAAGCATCTTTAATGATTCTATTCCACGTTCAGATTTTAGATAAGAAGACACTACATAGTAAGGGTCTTCACCAAATGGAACGACAAGCATTCTCTTTTTATTTGAAGCGGTATTAAAGTATACATCTTTCTGATTGTTTCTAAATGACAACAATCCTTTTTTAAAGAATGATTTTACTTTAGAGGTATGTGTTAGCTCAGGGT